TGCCAATGTATCAGCATTTGCATTACCTACTCTATCTTCAAAATCACCCCTATCAGCTGCAGTTGGTTGCTTGTAGAACTCAAGTGTTTCATCAGCAGCAGGTATTGCAGAGGTTGTTGAAGATGAAATGATAAGAGTAAGTGTATCACCTTCGAGTTTAGTGTACTGAGGTAATACTGTACCAGATCCACTAATAGCTGTAGTAATGTTAAAGGATCTTACTGCTTTATCATCCATATTAGCAAATGCACTTGCAGTTAATTCAGCTGTCACTTTGTGCAACATACCTTTATGTTCTCCACCTGCAGATGATCTTGATACCTCTGTATCAAAATTCAAATCTACTAATGATGGGTCTGTTGATGTATTGAGATGGACTGTAGCGTTTGATGCAGATACAGAATATCCATAACGACCTACTCCATAAAGACCTTGCTCACCAAATGGTGCGGAAGATCCTGATGGACTGAATTCACCGGTTTTACCACCGAGAGATTCACTTGTGGATCTACCAGCGACAGCAGTTCCATACTTGAAATCAAGATAGAACACTAGTCCTGATGGTAGATTCATAGCTTGAACGGAAACAAAGTCTTGAGCAGCAATACTACCAAAGATTCTACGAACCAATGGTAATGCTACACCTGACCATTCTTCTTCTGCAACGGATGCATTAGCAGCAGGATTAGTTGTTGAAAATTCTTTAATCAACTGACGAGCTTGGTTTTCAAGCAAAGTCGCCATGCC